GTATACTCGTCGTACATAGCGCTCCTCCTTAAGGCACAACCGGTGTATAGTTCGGTTCATAGACCGCTTCATACCAGCTGCTGATGGTTTCTTGGGAGACGCCCGCAGCGCCTTCCGTGACCTCCGCTTTCCAGGGATGACGGCCTTCCGTATCCGCTTTGTTGCGTCTTAGAATCGTGCCCTCAATGGTCGGGGTGGAAAAGGTAATCGAGTCGCCCTTGGTCTCAAGGTTAGTCGCCGGAATACCGAACTTCACTCGGTAGAGCCAGAAGTAGCGGTACTTGCCGTTGGACTTCTTTGCCCGAAAGCCCACCGCCACCGGATCACCACCGTCCTCTGATGAGGAAATCAGCACCTTGTTGGCATCAATCACCGCGCCTGTGAGTCCGGACGCCGTTTCCGCACCGATGTCATCTACACCGAGTGAGAGCGTGCCGGACTTAAATTCTTTTACAATCTCTGATGCACCGTCATCGGCATACAGGATCGCTTCAGCCAGTTCTACGGAAAGTTCCGCCGAGATCGCCTTGGCGAGCTGCTTCGGTTTGTCATAAGTTTCATCACCGTTTTCTGCTTCGGTGATTTTTGCGTAGTAGAGTTTATCGAGGCCTATCGTAGCCATAAATCATTCCTCCAATCGGACGTATTCTTTTGCCGCGTCCAGGCTGTAGTGGTAGTAGCCCGTCTCATCATCCACGCCTAAAAAGCGGCGCTCTGTAATAACGAAATCCCGCTCTAAAAGTGCATCCGTGAGACGGCGTTTCCACACTAAATAGTTTTCTTTCGTAAAAAGTGAGAGACGAAGTTCCTCCGTCTCCATCTGTGGTTTGTTGTCGGCAAAGAGCGTGAGGTCATCAAAGAGCGGCGTGAAGACAAGGTAGGCCGATGGTGCTTTGCCATGGAAGGAAATCGTGCCGGAAGGAAGCCCTAAAGAACCCGCCATCTCTTTTAATTCTGCAAGCGCTGTCATAGGTCAAGCTCCCGTTTCAGTACATCTTCCATGCGGGAGATCGCCTTTTTTCTGGCCTTTCGTCTGGCGGGCTTCATCCAGGGCTTGGCAGGCTGACCTGCTTTCCCGTATTCCAGCACCTGTGCCTTCAAGGCATCCGGTACGCCCTTCTTGTCCCTCGAATCTCCCACGCCGACCCTGATATTCCATTCGCCCTTCCGATCCTGCAGAGCAGGTGTGATGCCGAGACTTTTCTCCAAAGCCCCCGTCGAGCGGGATTTCACCTTCGTATTTTTCCCGATGACATTTCTGAGATTGTCTTTCATCTGAGAGAGCACTACTTCGCCGCCAGCTTCCAGAACCTTGGGAGCCACGCTGTCAAACTTATCGCCGAGCTTGGAGAGCTTATCCATAAACTCATCCGGCAGTTTCATTTCACACCGTGCCATCTTGAACAACCCCCTCCGTATCAACCTTCTCTGCGAGGATTTCCCAATACAGTCCTTTATGCCGGATGTCCTCAACCGAGAGAATGTTGTACCTGCCGTCTTCTGTCACAACCACACAGCGGGTATCGAGCTTGATGCCCGGTATCACCCGGATGCGAAAGAGCGTGGTCGCCTTAGAAAAAAGACTGCGGTTCTTCCACGCTTCACTCCCGTAGCGGTCTTCACGGTAGGCTCTGATGCTTGCGAGCATTTCATCTCGTTCAGTTGGAAAGCCCTCGCTGTCCGTCCCACTCTCCACCCGGAAAAGCTCAATAAAGTGCTGCAGTTTGATGCTCATAAGATCACCTCCCGGTCGCCCTGGAGGAGAAGTTTTACTGTCTCCCATACCTGCTGGGCGGCCTGTGGCGAATCAGCAAAAAAGCCGGCGGTTGAACCGTCACGGCTCTCGTAAAAGAAAGTTGCTAAAACAATAACCGCCTGCTTGGTACTTTCAGTCATTTCGTTTGTCTGGTAGTAGTCAGGCCCCTTTTTCTGGTAGCCCTCCGCATAGGAAAGAGCGGAGGACAGGCAGCGGAGCAGAAGGGCATCGTCCGCGTCATGCTCCACTGCCAGATTCTCTTTTAAGGGAACCAGCAAATCCTCCGCTTTCATCCCTTAATCCTCCTTGCCTTACGCTCCGGCTTTCATCTGCAAAAGCTTCACAGCTTCCGGCAGGATGAGCTTGCCGTCAACACGCTGTGTGGCTCGGAAGCCGACTTGTCCTGTTGCTGCAAAAAGCTCATTCAAGCGCTGGAAAGACCTGCCTTGACGGTCAGCAATCCAGTAGTAGGAAAAGTCACCGAAGGCAACGGTAAACGTACCGGCTTCCGCCAATGGCACAAAGCTTGACGTGTAGACCGGACGATTCAGGATGGTATCGGGCGTGCCTGCGGTCAAGGAAGGCTGCCAGAGATACTGCCCTGTCTGATCCTTGAGTTTGCGGATCAGTTTCACAGTAGCGTCGTTCATGATAAAGACGGCGTTCTTGCGGTACGGTGCTCTCAGCGAATAGAAAAGGTCAATCAGTTCATCCGCTGTAACCTCGGCCTCCGCTGCGGCTGTCACGCCCAATTCGCCGCCGCCCGTGGTATGGAAGATGCCCGTCGGCTTTCCGGTGCCGTCGCCCACGAGGAAGGCTTCCTCCTCTTTGGAGCCCATCCTGCGACCGAATTCTTTGGCGATATAGCTTTCGAGGTCAAAGACGGAGTCGTTCAAGAGTTCCTCTGAAACCTTGAGCATGGTGGCAAGCTTATAAGCTCCGATCGAAACCTGACCGAAAGCGGGATCAGACTCAGGAATCGCCGCTTCTTCATCGACCCAGCTCGCCGTGCCTTTGGTTGCCACAACGGGGATCTTCCTATCACCGGACGACGTTTGAATGACATTGGCAAGATGCCTGAAGATGTTTTCTTCTTCCAGAGCTTCTACCAGTGTCTGCTCAAATTCATCCGGAGCAAGGTAGCCGCCTTCAGAATCCGTGCCGACCTGAAGCGCATTAGTGATGACAGCGTTCTTCTTTCGCATGACATTCCAGAAATCACGGTTGTACTCTTTGCTGCCGCGTCCGGTCTTGTCCTCTACCTCAGTCATCGGGTCTGTGACCACGGGACGGCTGGTCGCCTGCGAGAGCTTCATGTCCATATCCCGCTGGCGCTCCAGACGGTCGATTTCTTTGCCGAGATCGACAACCTCTTGTTCCATCTTTTCGTAGGCGGCCGTGTCTTCAGCCGACACGAGACCGTCCTCGCCGCGCTTTTCTTCCAGATAGGCCTTGGCCTGGTTCCAGACTTCGTGGCGTTTGTTTCTCAGTTCCTGCAGTTTATTCATCGTTAATAGCCTCCTTCATGGCTTAATAGTTCGAGCCGTTTTTTCAGCTCGTCATAGGAAGTGCCCTGCTCCAACGGCGTGGGCACGGTCGGGTACACTTTGTTTAAGACGGCAGTTGCCGTCCGTCTTGCGGCAAAGGCGACGCTTGCTTCACCGAGGTCGGGGTTATCCCCCTCAGAAAAAAGCAGAGCATCACAAAAGCCGAGTTCTTTTGCTTTCCTGGCATTCATCCAGGTCTCGTCATCCATCAGTCTTGAGATTTTATTTCGGGATAGCCCAGTTTTTAATTCATAGGCGTTGATGATGGAAGCCTTGACCTCGTCAAGGACATCTAAGGCTTTTTCCATCTCGTCCTTCCAGCCGAAAGCGAGCGTCATGGGGTTATGGATCATCATCATGGAAGAAGGACTCATCAATACTTCGCCTCCCGCCATGGCTATAACGGAAGCGGCAGAAGCTGCAAGCCCGTCGATCTTCACAGTAACCTTGCCTTTGTGATCCATGAGCATGGTGTAGATCTGTGATGCCGCAAAGACATCACCGCCGGGACTGTTAATCCAGACAGTCAAATCGCCCGGATGCCTGTTTAGTTCGCTAAGAAAAAGAGCCGGTGTGACTTCATCGCCAAACCAGCTCTCTTCTGCAATGGGGCCGTCCAATCTGAGGACGGTTTCTTCGTCCGGAAGATCATTTAAGAACTTCCAGAATTTCTTATGATTCACTTTCTTTCACCTCCTGGCCGGCGAATAGCCCGGCATCTTTGAGTTTTGTCATGTTGCCGTTGATTAAGTACAAATTGCCTCCTTCCTCATCCGGGATGAGATTCATATTTTCCAAACGCCGGATATCGTTGGCGCTCATCCAGCCGTTTTGCCTTGCCGTGGCATAGCCCTGCATCCTGCTCTCGTAGTCGCCCCTCAAAAGCCCGTCCACATTGAACTCCACAAAATACCGGGTCTGTTCTTCCGGATAGAGCAGAGCTTTGTCCATCGCCTGTTCCAGACGCACGAGCCAGGGCCTTATCGTATGAACGACAAAGCTGATGCTTTGATGTTCAATATTGGAAAAGGTCGCCTTGTCGAGGTCTGCCACCAGATGGGGCGGCACACGGTAGATGCGGCAGATTTCTTCCGTCTGATACTTTCTCGTCTCCAAAAACTGGGCTTCATTCGGCGGGATGCCGATCTGCTTATAGGTCATGCCTTCTTCCAAAACAGCGACCCGGTTGGCATTGCCCGAACCTTTGAAAAGCTCCTCCCAGCTTTCTCTGACCTTGGACGGGTCTTTTAAGGTGCCGGGGTGTTCCAATATTCCGCCCGGTGCTGCACCGTTTGAAAAGAAGGACGAGCCAAATTCCTCGGTGGCCATGGCCATCCCGATGGCGTTTCTGGCCATCGCAATCGGTGAATAACCGACAAGGCCGTCAAAGCCAAGCCCAGGTATATGGAGAATCTCCTCCTGACGGAAAGCAATCTGCTTCATGCCGCTTTGATAAAGGTAGATGAGGTTTTTGTCCTCATCCCTTGCAACCTGCATCCTGTCCGGAAGAAGCGGATAAATTCCTACGATCTCACCGTGACCGTTCCTTAAAATCTGAGCATAGGCGTTTCCCCATAAAAGAAGATGCGTCATAAGGGTTTCCCGAAAGATGAAGCTCGTCATCTCGGGGTTCGGTGCATTATGGAGGAGCGTATAGAGAGGGTGACTAGGATCACGCTTCTTGCCCTCATCCACATAGCGGTAGAGGTGCAAAGGGAGACTGGCAATCGTCTCGGCGATAACACGCACACAGGCATACACCGCTGCTGACTGCATGGCCGTCTTTTCCGTCACCTGCTTGCCGCTTGATGTCAGGGCAAAGAAAAACCGAGGCGTGCTCGGTTTCGTAAGCTCCGGCTTGTCCCGGCTCCTGAATAGATTTTTAAAGATTCCCAGAAGACATCACCTCAACTTTCTAAAAGAGTAGTAGTCCACGTTCGTCATAGACAGAAGCATCCTTGTCACTGGCCTGATTTCTTACCGCACGATCCAGTGCCATGATGAGCGCCACTGCACCATCAATACGCTCAGTCGATTTTTCCTTGTCAGGCTTGATGTTTCCGGCAGGATCGGTGCGGATAAAGATATTGTCGGCGCACCAGCGCAATACTGGATGTCCGCCGTGGCGGAGTTTTCCTTCCAGCACCAGCTTCATCAGTTCCTTGGACGGCGGACTCATATCCTTGTAGCCTTGACCGAAAGGAACGACCGTGAAGCCGAGGTCATCTAAGTTCTGACTCATCTGCACAGCACCCCAGCGGTCAAAGGCGATTTCCTTGATGTTATATCTTTCGCCCAGCTCCTCAATAAAGCTTTCGATAAAGCCGTAGTGGACGACATTTCCTTCCGTTGTGAGGATTTGACCTTCCTTCGCCCAAATGTCATAAGGCACGTGGTCTCGGTTCACCCGCAGTGGGATATTGTCCTCCGGCATCCAGAAAAAGGGCAGTACATCAAAGGAACCATCCTCTGTTTCAGGCGGAAAGACCAGGACAAAAGCTGTGAGGTCGGTGGTGCTGGAAAGATCTAGCCCGCCGTAGCAGATACGACCTTCTAGGGCTTTGGGGTCAACGGCAAGGGAACATTTATCCCAGGCTTCCATCGGCATCCAGCGCACCGATTGTTTGACCCATTGATTTAAGCGCAGCTGTCTGAAGGTATTTTCTTCGGCAGAGTTTTGCTTGGCTGATTCACAGGCGATATGGAGTTTTTCAATATCGACTGTGATGCCAAGCGAGGGGTTCGCTTTTTTCCATACTTCAGGATCTGTCCAGTCCTCGTCGTCTCCTGCACCATAGATGACAGGATAAAAACTCGGATCACGTTTTCTGCCGTGCAGGATATCATCCGCTTTTTGATGTACTTCCCAGCAGATAGAGTGCCGATCGGTTCCGGCGGTCGTGATAAGAAAGAACAAGGGCTGTTTTCTTGCATCACCTGAACCCTTAGTCATGACATCGTAGAGTTTGCGGTTCGGCTGGGCGTGAAGTTCATCAAAGACCACGCCGTGAACATTTAAACCGTGCTTTGAGTACGCTTCTGAGGACAAGACCTGATAGAAACTGTGGAGCGGTTTATAAATGAGCCTTTTCTGAGAAAGCCGAGGTTTAATCCTGGCCTTTAATGCCGGGTTTTGCTCCACCATCTGGACAGCCACGTCAAAGACGATGGAAGCCTGCTGGCGGTCAGCGGCACAGCCGTAAATCTCGCCGCCCTTTTCAAAGTCCCCGCAGGTGAGATACAGGGCAATCGCCGCTGCAAGCTCGGACTTGCCTTGTTTCTTCGGTATCTCGATATAGGCGGTGTTGAACTGGCGGTAGCCGTTCGGTTTTAGAATACCGAAGATGTCCCGCACAATCTGTTCCTGCCAGTCGATCAGGTGAAAGGGCTTGCCCGCCCATTCGCCCTTGGTATGTTTCAGCAGGCTGATAAAAGTGACCGCCCGGTCTGCCGAAGCTTTGTCATAGCGGGAAGTCGGCAGCATGAAGCGGGTCGGTTTATAGTCTTTAAGTTGTCTCACGCTTCCTCTTTCCATAAAAAAACGACCCTAAAAGGCCGCACGATGAGCAAAAGCCCCGCAGGGCTGATGCTTCTAATTGATTTTCGGTTTAGTTGTATTCGTGAAGCAGGATAACGAGCGCCTTTTCTGCATCCTCTGAAGTCGGCCTGATATCCCAGCCCCGGTCAAAATTGCAGACGACCTCGCCGTCAATTTTAAGCATGAGTTTGGAAATCCTGCCTCTGTCTATCCCGTACACGCTGGGCTTATCAAAATGCTTGAGCCAATATTTGCAGGCGGTGTAGCCGCCGTCTTCTTTCGGTATGCCGATAGTTCCTTCTTTCCACATGGCCTAATCCTCCGTCTTTCCCGTCAAAATGAAGCGGACATAGGCTTTGGGATCGTCCTCCAGAAAGCAGACCAGTTCAAAGTAGTCCCGCTCAAAGGCCAGCCGCTGGACGGTATTCACGTCAAACATATTGGTCAGCCCCGTATCCCGTATAGCGAGGATTTGCTCTCTGATGGTCTCATTCATGGCTGATCCTCCGTACCTGGTCTTCACCATAGGCAACGTTCAGGCTTGACCCATTATCCCAGCGGACCATGATCGAACCGATGTCATCAATACCGATCACCGTGCCTTTTGTGCCGATGGGTGGAGCGAAGGGGTCATCCATTTTCAAAAGTTCAATGCGGCATCCTGCAGGATATTCTTTTCTTAAGGCTTCAAGCCTTGCTTGGCTAATTTCTCTCATCACTTTGCCTCCTTCGGGTTTCGGAAAGCAGAGGAACCTTCGAGGTTTTTCAGGAGCAGCTTTCTTGCTTCCTTGAACTCGTCGCCAATGTAGCCAAGGCGCAGGAGAAAACAGCGGAAGGTATACTTCTCATTGTCCGTTTTGGTTTCTTTCTCAAGAACTCTGGTCTGCGCTCCGGCGCTGGCAACGAGCAGGCTGATGAACTCGGTGTAGATTCTCGCTTCATCGGCTGTGAGGAGCCTGTCAAACCAGGGAAAGTTGACTACCCCGATGTCATGCTCCACGAGGATGCGGTCTGCGCCCAGCGCCTTTTTGATGAGGCTGCCCTTGGAGCGAAGGATCAGGTCCAGCTTTTCAAGCGTCTCGGTGGAAATCTTGTCATCCGGAAAGCTGATGGTAAAGCTGTCGGTCAAGGGAAAACCCACCGCTTCCAGCTTTGCGGTCAGCTCATGGATTTGGCTTTCGCTGAGTGCTTTATCCCAGAAGACCGTGCCGTCACGCTCTAGCGTTGTCTCGCCGATTTGGTAGGCGCAGGTCGGAACGCCCTGGTATTTCGCTTTTGTTTCGAGAAGGTCAGCCAGAGTCTCGGCCAGTTCTTTTCGTGATCTCTCTTTGATCGAAAACTTGGTCATCTCGTTTACCTCCCTCTTTCCAAGTCTTGGAACTCGTCCCAGGTAATCAGGCCGTCATCGTAGAGGTCGTAGTTGGCGTTTCCCCGGTAGTGTGCCCGCTCTTTTTCCTTGGTCTCTTTGGCGAGCTTCAGGTACTCGTTCCAGCCGATTTTGCCTTCGTCATAGAGCTTTCTTTCCGGAAACCTCAGGTAAAAGGCATTTTGTTTGGCCTTACGGTTTCTGGTCGCTTCCAGAAAACTTTGTCGTTTTAGTTCTTTGTTTGTCATGGTCTTTTCCTCCTTGTTTTTGTATGTACATGTTCGCTCGGAAAGGGAGGAAAGCCAAGGCCTAAAAGCCTTATTTATCAGGTATTTTGGCCTACTTTACCGACAAATATACAGCCTGAAATTTGTCCCTTATGTGACGGTTTTGACAAGCTTGTCATAGGCGATTTTCCTGCCGTCACGTAGGACAAAAACGTCATCGGAAACGCCGTTTTTATATTCCACATAACGCCTTAAAATGACGGATGCATATTTGTCGTCCAGCTCTGCCATATAACAGATGCGGTCGGTCTGCTCACAGGCGATGAGGGTTGAACCGCTCCCGCCAAATAAATCCAGCACGATGGCGTTCGTCTGACTTGAGTTTTGAATGGGATAGGACAAGAGGTCAATCGGCTTGGAAGTGGGATGATTCTCATTCCGCTTCGGTTTGTCAAAATGCCAGACCGTAGTTTCTGCACGCCCAGCATACCAGCGATGTTTTCCTTTTTTTGTCCAGCCGAAAAGAATCGGTTCATGCGACCACTGATAAGGTGAACGCCCTAAAACAAGCGAGTCCTTTGCCCAGATACAGACACCGGATAAATGAAATCCCGCTTCTTCAAAAGCCTTTCTAAAGGCAAGCCCTTCTGTATCTGCATGAAATACATAGGCGGATGCACCGGGTTCACAGGCGTTGACCATGTTTTTGAAGGACGAGAGCAGAAAGTTATAAAACTCCTCAGGCTTTAAATTGTCATTCTGAATGGAAAGCCCCGATGCGCTCTTATAGCTAACCGCATAGGGAGGGTCGGTCAGAATAAGATTTGCCTTCTTGCCATCCATAAGCTTTTCTACGTCCTCGGGCTTCGTCGCATCACCGCAAATCAGGCGGTGGCGGCCTACTGTCCAAAGGTCACCGGGCTGTACAAAGCTTGCTTCTTCAAGAGCAGCAGTGAGGTCAAAATCATCCTCCTCGGTTTCTAGGCCACCTAAAAGCTTTTTGAGTTCACTGTCCGTAAAACCCAGAAGATCAAGATCAAAATCAGCACCTTCCAGATCGGATAGTTCAACAGAAAGCATCTCCTCATCCCAGCCCGCATTCATAGCGAGACGGTTATCGGCAATGATATAGGCACGCTTTTGCGCATCCGTAAGATGCTCTACGAACACACAGGGAAGTTCTGTCAAACCTTCCTCTTTAGCAGCTAAGATTCTTCCGTGGCCTGCGATGACGTTATAGTCCTTGTCAATCAGACAGGGGTTCAGAAAGCCAAATTCACGGATAGAAGACCGAAGCTGCATGATTTGTTCTTTGGAGTGGGTTCTGGCGTTTCTCGCATAGGGCACAAGCTTATCGATGGGGACTTTCTCAAATTTACTTGTCATTTGCATGTGTGCCGCCCCCTTTCCGTAAAAGCACTCCGGCAAGGCTGTTTTCCCAAGGTTCAAAAGTGTTGCCAAAGTGCCCCTTGATGGCAAGTTCCGCATACCCGCCTCGGCGAAGTCGTAAATACTGAATCATGGGAAGAACAGACAAGGGAAAGAGTGTCTCACAGCGTTCCTTGATTTCCTCAAGGTCACGGGTTTCTGTACCGAAGCAGTCAATATCCCAAAACAGAGGATCAGGTTTTCCAATCGCATAAGCAATGGAAACATCACACTCTTTGGCAAAACCGGCAGAAACAATACTCCTTGCCATCAGTCTCGCCATATAGGCCGCCGAGCGGTCAACCTTAGTCGGGTCTTTGCCTGAAAAGGCTCCGCCGCCGTGGTGTGAAAGTCCGGCATAAGTATCGACGGCAAGTTTTCTGCCAGTGAGTCCCGTATCGGCTTCCGGTCCTCCGAAGACAAAACGTCCGGTCGGATTGATATAGATATCGTCCTCCGAATAGGGTAATTTTCTATCAAGCACAGGACGGATAACTTCCGCCAAAATATCCTGTCTGAGTTCTGTTACATCAAGCTTCTCATCGTGCTGAGTGGAGAGAACAACCGACTGTACACGGCTTGCCTTGCTATCCTCATATTCCAGAACAACAAGACACTTGCCGTCCGGCTTAAGACCTTTGACAATGCCTTCTTCGCGAACCTCCTCAAGTTTGCGTGTAAGCTTACGTGCCAGCACTTGGGCAAGCGGCAGGTACTCCGGCGTTTCATCCGTCGCATAGCCATAAACAATACCCTGATCGCCAGCACCGATGAGACCTTCTAGATTAACCCCTTGAGCAATGTCCGGGCTTTGTTTATGTATTTTCGTCTTAATCCGAAAACGGAAAGGGTCATAACCGATGTCTGCCAGAGCAAACCGTGCGGTTTGTTTTACATTTACTTTTGCACTGCTCGTGACTTCACCCGCAATCAGAATAAGACCTTTGGTTGCCATGACTTCCACGGCAACACGGGCATTCTTATCATCCCTCAGATACTTGTCCAGGATGCGGTCGGCGATATAGTCGCAGAGCTTGTCCGGATGACCCTTGGTCACGGATTCGGCGGCTTTATAATGTTTCATTTCCATTCCTCCTCAGCACGTAATAATTCTCGGGCAACCGCCTCCGCCACCGTGACGGTGACGGCGTTGCCCGCTTGTTTGTAGAGCTGCGACTCGGAACAGACTCCTGCCGCTTTTTCGTAAAGTTCATCGGGAAAACCCTGAAGCCTAAAACACTCACGGGGAGTTAAACGTCTGATGGCATAGTGCTTGCCGTCGGAAAGCATCACGCCGTGGCGGTCCTGACCCGTAAGTGTATAGGAAGGCTCGCCGTCCTCTTTGAAACGGCGGCAGTAGGGGTTTCTTGCCTTGTCCCGCTCAGGCGTAAAAACAGCTCTTGCTTCCAGAACGCCTGTCCGCATTCCCTTGTTATCCAGACCGTGCCCGTAGGTGGCGACGATACAGGTTGACTGATCTCTCGTTTTGACTTTGTCTTTATGAACTGTCATGCCTTCCTGCGAAATCAAATAGAGCCCGGTTTTTGCACCGAGCCCTCCTGCAGACGATTGAAGTGTGACGGATGTGCCACCCGGATCATAGACCCGATAGCCTTGGCTGCCATCTACAAGCCTTTTAAGAGTTTTGCCGTTTTCTCCCGTGAAAGGTAGTATTTCGCATCGGCCTCGGCTTCTAAGATGTCCAATAAGGAAAACCCGTTCTCTTGACTGGGGCACGCCGTAGTCTTTGGAGTTGAGCACCTGCCAGAAGACGTCGTACCCTGCTTCGTCCATTTCAAGGAGAACTCGGGCAAAGTCCCATCCTCCATGAATCCCCAACAGATTTTTAACGTTTTCAGCAACAAGCCATCGGGGTTTATCGCTTTCCTTCTTGCCTTTGACGAGGTCAAGGACTGTAAAATAGAGTCCAGATCGCTTCGCACGGAGTCCTCGTTGATGTCCTGCAACAGAGATGTCCTGGCAGGGAAAGCCGAAAGTCCAGCAGTCGGCAACTGGGATGTCTTCTGATTTAATTTTTCTGATATCGTCACCAAACCACTCTCCCTTCGTATTAAACATGGCTTCATATGAGCTTCTGGCAAATTTGTCGTTTTCACAGCTTCCTGTGCATGTCCAGCCGGCTCGTTCAAAGCCGAGCCTGAAGCCGCCAATGCCGGAAAACAAATCAATAAATGTGTGTGTCATCGCTCGCCCTCCTCTGTCCGAAGAAGGCGCTCCATCATGTCGTCCTGGGGACTGCCGATAAAGGCGGTCGTCGTGTTCTGCTTAACGATGTCGAAAATCTCATACCAGATGAGATTGGACTGCTTTTGAAAAGACTGGCTCATGGAGACAAAGGGGCTGGCAATTGCCCCGCCTGTGGTCGGGTGCTTACCTAAAAGACCGTAGGTACTGATGGCCTGTTCACACTGGATATAGCGGGCAAAAGCCTGTGAGTAGGATTCCAGCAGTCTCGGGTTCACGAGCTTCTCACAGCGCCTGTCTTTCAGCCATTTCCAGGTCTCGGCATAGATTTCATCCGCACCAAGAGGTTTGCCGTCCTTTTGTCTGGCGGAGAGGTAGTCCGAAGGACTCGGCATCTCTTCGCCGAAAAGATCAGACACATCATCCGGCTCATCCGGAGCAAAGAGTGCTTCCGGGTCAAAGTCATAGGTTTCTAGTATTTTTGCTTCTTTTCCGGCGGCGATTTTATCGGCGAGTGCATCCGGCTTGCTGCCGGCTTTGACTCGTCTGCCACCGCGGTATGTTCCGTCTTTGGCCATGGGACACCTCCTTTCCGGCACCATGGGGTTAATCCCCCGTTTGAATTGAAGTTTTTTCGAGCGTGACCCACCGCCCGTTGATCGCTTAAGGCGCTCCGGAGATTCACACCCCCCTGGGGGAGGTGCGAAAACTCCAAAGCAAATGCAAAGGAGAAATATGAAAACAAGTTCAGCCCCAGCGTCCACCTTCTTTGGCAGTTATCCTCGAGTGACAGGGCTTGCAAAGCGCCATCAGGTTCTCGTAGTCATGCGTTCCGCCTTCAGACAGCGGCGTGATGTGGTGGACTTCCTCGGCAGGCGTGTACCTGCCTTGCTTCCTGCACTCCTCGCAGAGCGGGTGTGCTGTAAGGAACGCCTTTCTGATTTTTCGCCAGCGTTTGCCATAGCGTTTCGCCGTCTTAGGGTCACGCTGGTGGCGGTTGTAGTGGCGGTCAACTTCACGTTTGTGTTTCTCGCAGTACCTGCCCTCCACCAGCTCGGGACAGCCGGGGAAGGAACAAGGCCGCTTAGGTTTTCTAGGCATCGTCCACCTCCGGGCATAAAAAAAGACCCGAAGCAAATTTGCCGCAGGTCTCTATAGTTTTTCGTCAGGATAAGAATAACAGGCTCTTTACTTGCATCTCAATATCAGGTCGTTCCGCTTTTTTCCACTTCGTTCCAAAGTTCCTGAACATCTTTGCTTGACCGTGCAGCAGCTTCCAAGGAAGACAAAACCTCCTGTTTTCTACGAAACATGGATGTCTTGCTGATATAAAAACGCTCCGCAGCTTCAGACAGGGAAAGCCCATCAATCCAGAGTGCCTGAATGATCTTCTGATCGTCTTGCGAACAGGAACGGATCAGCCAGTCCAAGACAGAAAGCTGTTTGAAGCGCAGCTCCGCATGGGCAAGCCGCCTATCAACCGCTTCATTATGGACAAAGTCCGCACAGCCCTTTAAGAACTTTAAAGTTTGCCCCAGCTCCGCTGTGCTTCCTTCCACTTCTTTCATATCCACCTCAAGCATGAGATGTAGAAAATAAAGATCAGCTTCCAGCTCATTGTGATAGCGTTCGTAGTTATCTAATATCTGTTCGATGGTCATCGTCAAACTCCTCCTCATAAAATCCGAAGTATTGATGCTGCTCGGCAAAAGTCTTAGCCATAAGTTCAACCGCTCTTGTCTTCTTGCGGTTAAGCTCTGAGCCGCTAATATTAAATTTTTGACAGACCTCACCCCAGCGATGCTCTTCCAAAATCTCAAAGGTCAAAAGGTTTCGGTAGTATCTCGGCAAAGCCCGGATGCCGTATTGCACAAAGTCCACCTCCCGGGCGACTCTGGCATAGTCTTTGGCCATTTCTTTTTCTGATGCATGATTGATCAGCCAGGTGAGCCGTTTGTAGGATGTGGCAATAAAAAAGAGTCGATTCAAAGACCGTTGCTTTTTGATCCTGACATGATCATCGCTTTTGCCGGGAAAATTCAGCATCTCTAGGACTTCATCAGAGGAAATGGGGACGAAGTCCGTCATTTCCTGCTCCAAGCGTTTCATCTCTAAGAGGTTTTCAGGATAGTCTTTCAGCATTTGCCGAATGCGCTCAATATGTGTCATCGCCGACCCTCGATTTCACAGCCCGCATCAGATTTTCCTGCGTCAGATCTTTTTTCGTCAAAGCACGGACGACATCCCGGTCAATCGTGCCCTCGGAAAGCAGACGGAAGATGACTACCGTGTCCTTTTGTCCCTGCCGCCAGAGTCTCGCATTGGCCTGTTGGTAAAGCTCCAAAGACCAGGGCAGAGAAAACCAGATCACGGTAGAGCCACCGTGCTGGAGGTTAAGGCCGTGTCCCATTGAAGCGGGATGGGCTATCGCCACAGGGATTTCGCCACGGTTCCAGGCTTGAAAGTCCTCCGGTGTTTTGATTTCCTGTGCTTCCTTGAAGCGTTTTTGAATTCGCTCTTTGTCATGGCGATAGTTGTAGTAGATGAGGACAGGTTTACCGTTGGCCGCTTCAATCAAATCCTCCAGAGCATCAAGCTTTGCGGAATGAAGCTCTGCCACATCTTTGTTCTCGTCATAGACCGCACCCGATGCCATCTGTAGGAGTTTATTTGTAAGCACCGCCGCATTGACCGCATCCACGGTCTTACCTTCCAGTTTTGCCACCATCTCCCGCTCAAGCTCTTTGTATTTTCCCTTGGCGACAGGAGGGAGCTTGACTGTGACATCCCTTTCCAGACGTTCAGGCATTTGGAGGAAGTCTTGACTTTTCATGGAGACGCAAAGAGATGAGAGGATACTATAAATCCATTCTTCTGCTCCCGGCTTTGGTTTATAGGAATAAACAACAAAGCCGTTCATGCGGTCAGGTACAAAAAAATCCGCCCGATAGCTGCTGAGTGTTTTACCTAGCCGTTTGCCCTGATCCAAAAGATAAATTTCAGACCAGAGATCCATCAGGCCGTTCGTAGACGGTGTTCCTGTAAGACCCACGACCCGGTCAATGCCAGGACGCTTTCTGCGAAGTGCCTTGAAGCGTTTGCTTGATGCGTTCTTAAAGCTTGAAAGCTCATCGATGACCAGCATGTCAAAGTCCCACTCACCAAGTTCAGCAAGCCAGGCGACATTCTCCCGGTTAATGACATAGATATCGGCAGGTCTCCTTAAAGCTTCAATCCGCTGGGCTTCCGTACCGAGAACTTTTGATATTCGAAGATAGGTCAGGTGATCCCATTTTTCGAGTTCCTCCGTCCAGGTGTTTTCTGCGACTCGAAGCGGCGCAATCACCAGCACCTTGCTGATGTCGAAGTAGTCAAACATCAAGTCCCAGATGGCGGACAGGGTAATCACGGTCTTGCCAAGTCCCGGCTCTAAAAAGAGACCACAGGCTTTCTGCTCGATGATTTTCTGCTTGGCATATTCCTGATAATCATGTGCCTTGTATTGCATTTAATATTCCTCCGATAGCCTCCGGGTCATCTAGGACAAAGACCTGAAAGCCTAATTTTCTTAATTGCTCGTGTCGATAAAGCTGCTGTGCTGTCGGTTCTTTGCCGGGTGCTTTTACTTCGACGAAGCCTGTCTTACCGCCCAGTAGAAGCACCAGCCTGTCCGGCACTCCATTCCAGCCCGGTGAAATAAACTTCAGACACAAGCCGCCAGAGTGTTTGACTTCCCGTATCAGCTTTTGTTCAATCGATTTCTCACTCACCGTATGACCTCCTGAACAAGATTAGGATTTAGAACAAGCAACAAACCCTTGTTCTTGCCAGAAAAGCCTGATTTCTCAAGCTTTTCACGGCATTTGTTCAGAACAAGTGAACGGAAATTTCCTATACGCGCGAAATGCGTATGTATGTGTGTACGCGCTCTACACATACTCTTTCTATTAACTACTTTATTAAAATGTTGTTCTGTTGTTCTCATAGGTGTCGTATAAGCCTGATATAGCGGGCATTCATCTACAAAACAACCGATAAGAACATAGCTACTTAAACGTTCCACTTGTACACCCTCTGTCTTCCATAAATGGGGAGATATTCCAACTTGTCACTACGTTCCCAGCCATTGATCTTGGCCATAATGGCACCAATCGCATAGCTGTCTTGAGGTCTTAAATCCTCTTTTTTGCGGCCAAAACACTCACACCAGATTTCCATATTGGAAACCATACTGCGTTTCCAGGTGCCTGAAACATGTAAGGGATCATCTGGATAGTTGATATAATCCAAACGTCTATGAAGGTCATAACTGTCCCAATCTTCCGGCAATAACATGGCAAGATAGGCTCGAACCAGACCTTCACGATCATCCGTCTCCATGGCTTCGCGCTGGGCATTTTGTGCGAATTGTTCCAGAGCACTGTCCAGATAGAGCGTTTCGCCCGCCTTAACCATCACGAGTATTTCCGCCCAAATTTGCGAAACTTCCTCTGTTGTTATGTTCCACGGCTTCTTGATTCCTGTGCCGGGCGTATGGATAACCCAGAACCTGCGGTTACCCGTAATATCACGGAGGAATCCTGATTCATTATTGGTCGTGCCGATTAGGATGTTTTGTCTTGGATGTGGTGTGACTCTTCTGCCAAAGCTCGCACGATACTTATCGTCCTGACGGGAGATAAAGGCCTTGACCTTATCGATATCCGCCTTACGCATACCTGCCAGCTCACCAATCTCCAATATCCAAAAGCCCTGCAGCTTTTCGGCGGCAGTCTTATCGTTCATATCGGATATTTGCAGACTGTCTGAATACCATTCGCCGCCGAGTTTGGCAATCAGCGTACTTTTGCCGATGCCCTGAGGACCAATCCAGACCGGCATACTGTCAAATTTCATGCCAGGGTTATAGACTCGGTAAACAGCCGCACAAAGTGACTTTCGTGTGACTGCACGGACGTACGCATTGTCCTCAGCGCCCAGATAAACGATGGGAAGCGTCTCTGCCCTGACCTCTCCGTCCCAAGGTGGCAGGCTCTCCAGATATTCTTTGATGGGATGATAGGAGCGGTCATCGGCGATCTTGGTCACCGCAGTAAGATAGTTTCTTTGTGAGAATGTTCCATAATTCAAATCAATGTAGCTGATGAGCTGGGCATCGTCCTGGTCTCGCCAAAACTTGGCCGGATGCTGCCAAGGCAACTCACCTTTGATTTCCATCCCGTCGGCAAGTTGGTTAAATACGATACCTTTTAGCTTGGGATCATGCGATAAAATAATCAGCAGATTTCTCAGAGTATTTTTGAGAAGCCCTGTCCGATCCCGCTCTAATTCCTTGTGCCAGTCATCATCAAAGTCTAAGTTTGCCTCTTCAGCCTTCTCCTTGAACAAAAGCGCCTTGACCTTGTCATCCTTTGACGCAAACTGTGCCATCTGCTGAAACGACTTCTCGTCATCGCCAAACCTATGGATACGTACCAGATCAAATGCGTTTAAAAGTTTGGCCGATGCCGGGTCAGTAGCATGATGTGAATAGACAAATATATCGTCATAGATAACGACCCCTGCAGAGGACTCGCCCGGAATGTAGTCATAACGTCCATCATAAGCTGAAGGGGTATAGACCTTAGGCAAAAACTTCTCAATTGCCTCTCGTATGTTCGGATAAGCTCGGCAGAAAGCACCAACGATATTTTGCTTTTCCAGCGGATTTTCTACCTCGGTAATCTCACGTCTAACCGCTTCTGATTCGCGGCTGGAGGTCGGCCATTGTGTAACATCTCGCCAATCCGCATAGCGTGAAAGATAAGCATCAGGGTTTAATAATTTACCGGACTGTTCTTCAAAAACAAAAACACCGTTTGATGAGCACGAAGCCCAGTACATCATTCGGTTGGCTTCATAGGTGGAGTCATCAAAATAATCCATCCCGATTTGCTTTGCGACCATCCGCATAACTGCCGGATACTCGTCCTCACTGACCTCACGGGAAAAGGGCATAACAACTCGGTATCGCTGGTGTTTCGGGTTATGACTGTGCGTAGAATAGATGAAAAGCTCAACTCCGGGAAGTTCAGTTTTAATCTTCCCAATAAAGTCTTCAGTCTCTGCGATGCAATCAGCATCAAGCAGCCCCAGCGTGCGAAAGGTCACTTGACCATTTTTACGTATTCCGCCTGTCAGCCAACCCCCGACAAGGCCACCCACATCTTTGATATCGTCGCGCTGGCTTTTGGCAAGCCTTGGATATTCCTCCGCAGTCTCCCAAGTACGGACGGGATTTTTATTTCTCGCCTTGATGGCGTCCCACTCCATCTCAATGTTTTTATACCGTTTGTTTGTTCGGCGATTACAGACTGCAACTTTAATGTTCATGTTGTTTCCACCTCCGCTTTATTGATGACCCCAAGCTCAGACCTCCTCCGTACTGATATAGCAGACAGGAATTTCAAGTTCCTGGGCTGCCTTGATTTCCTGCCACATACCGATGCTGATTTCTCTGCCGAAGACCCAGAGTTCATCCATGAGCTTTAGCATCCGAAGTCCCAACTCCATGCCTTTATTTCTTTCTGTGGCTTCGTCCAGAACCTGCGGATAAAGTAGATGTGGGGCAAATGGCGTATGACCTTGCTGGATAGCAAATCGCATATATCGCTTTGCGTTTTTCGTGTTTTCTTCAATATCACCTTGATACGGCGAACAAATAAAAACGTTCATAATAACCTCCTGATTCTTTAGTGGCTCTGCTATAAGCCACACCGAAGAGCAAAATCGGACGGGTAAATAAAAAAATCCGTCTACACTTTTCCCTTGGACAAAGCAGACGGATTTGAGTAGTAAATTTTTAAGAGTTAATCTTTCTGATAGAAGCGGCAGGTAAAGCCGTCGGCATCAAGTTTTAAGCCAAAAGTCCACTCTGGTGTCCGGCTCATCTGCTTACAGACCGCTTCAACCGACATACGAGGATCAGCTTCAATCACGATCTCATCGTGGACATGCATGACGATGTCGGAATATTTGAAGGTTTGAAGGGCTGAGCAGAGGATGTCTCTGGAAATGGCCTGGACGATATTTTCCACGAGCTTTGCCCCGTAGGTTTCCTGACGCTCCCAGCGCCGTCCTGTGCCGACACCTTCATAAGTAATGGACTCGCCTCCGAAGCGATTCTCGCCAATGCGGGGTTTGACATAGAAAAGCTCTCTACCGGAAGGAAGCGTGATGATGAGCATCACGCTTTGATAACGAAAGCCTATGCCCTGAACTTTTGTTTTTCGCTGTTCTTTGATTGCTGTCTTGGCGGCACTGTCCACATCCCACCAGAAACGTACAATCTTGGGGTTGGAGTTCCGCCATGACTGAACAAGCCCCGGTAGCTCATCCTCAGATAAGCCCATCTCCAACGCACCCATCGCTTTGAGGGCACCGACTGAGCCACCATAACCACAGGCAAGTTCTGATATTTTGCCTTTCTGCCTAAGTTCGCCGTTCACGCCGTGTTTTATGACCGGCACGCCAAACATCTCGCTGGCTGATTGGCAGTAGATGTCACCGCCCTCAGCAAAGAGTTTCATGCGCCAGCTTTCTCCAGCGAGCCAAGCTAACACTCTCGCTTCGATGGCGGAGTAGTCGGCAACAAGAAAGATACGTCCTTCCTTGGGTATAAAGGCGGTGCGGATAATTTCCGATAATACCTGCGGAACAGAGTCAAAGAGGACTTCCAGAGCATCAAGGTCGCCTTGCCTGACGAGAGTTCTTGCTTCTTCCAGATGATCCATCTTGTTTCTTGGCAGGTTCTGTAATTGAATCAAACGGCCGGAAAAGCGCCCGGTACGGTTTGCCCCATAAAACTGAAAAAGACCTCTCGCTCTGCCATCACGGCAAACGCAGTCCATCATGGCCTGATACTTCCTAACGCTGGACTTGGCAAGCTCCTGCCTCGTTTCGAGGACATCTTTCACTTTGCCTGAAGCGGTCTCCAGAAGCTTTTTGACCGCCTTTTTATCGAGGGAGTCGGTCTCGATACCCCGACCAGCTAACCAGTCTTTTAACTGCATAACGGAATTGGGGTTTTCTAAGCCTGTCAGCATTCGGAGTTTTTGCAGGGCATGTGTCCGTACTTCCCTGTCCATGCGGATGGCTTTTTCTGCCAGCTCTTTATCAATCAGGATGCCAAGATCATTGACCCTCTGGTCTCTATGGTAGTTATCCCATTCCATATCCGGCATGGGAAAGCTCTCGAGTCTTTCCTGTATCGCCATTTCCGTTTCTACATCCCGTTTGTTGTAGGCTTTATAGAGCTGCCATTTTTCCGGATCGTGCTCTGGCAGATTCCTCGTCCTGCCCCCATTTGTTTTGGTAGGGTTACAGGGCATGGAGAAATAGCGTATGAGGTCTTTTCCTTCTTTTAGCTTTTGCTTGTCAAGACCTAAGACTAATCCGACCTGTTCCAAAGAAAGCGGAAGCCCCAGATAAGCTGACCAGACCATGGAACAGCGCCAGCTTTCTGGGTCAAGATAGTTCAGGTATTCCGGCTCATGGCCAAAGGGCACGGGCCGCTCCAAAACATAGCCCTTTCGCTTCAGCCACTCGGTAAGACAGATTCGTTCAAACTGGGCGTTAAAAGCCCACTTGATCACATCGTCCGAGAGGATAGCTGAGATGAGTTCCATCGGCATCGCTTCGCCCTGGGCAAGGTCAATGGTCTGCACTTCGCCGCCGTCAATGGCATAAGAGATGAGGAGAATATCAAAATCAGGAGCCTGAACATAGCGGTAAACGCCCGCTTTACTCAGGTCCTCTGAGGAAAAAGTTTCAATGTCGCAACTGATATACTTTATTTCAACCATGCAAAAGTCCTCCTCAGTTTGATTTTTGAGATGGTGCCTTGGCTTACTCCATACATTTCAGAAAGTTCTTTCCCTGTGAATCCGCAATAGAGAGCAAATCTAATAGTTTCAACATCATCGATTGATAGTTTTCTCCAACGCCCACCATCCTTATAGACATCTAGTATGTTTTCCGTGCGCGTTCCATATCTCAGATTTTCAACCCGATTATATTTTAGATTGCCATTGCCGTGCAGAACCTCGCAATTTTCGGGACACACACCTAGAAAGGTACGTGCTACAAGCTTATAAACAGGTTTTCCAGGCGTTCCTTTCTCAAGAACCACAGAGATATGCCCAGATTCACAGTACTGGCCAGGCTTCAGCACTCTGCCTTTGATCTTTCTGTAAAACTCTTTGCCGGTAAAATGACAAACACCACGAACAAATCTATCTAAGCTGCGAATGCGTCCACATGTGCTTGCCTGATATTTATCTTCATATCCGGGGATATCTTGCCAAACTTCATGTTTCATTGATGACCTCCATGTATGAGCAAAGGGACGAGGTTTTCGACCCCGCCCCCAGCAGTTACTTTTGCTGTTCTTTGACTCGCTTCCAGACTGCCTTGCCGAACTGATAGACGGCGTAAAACGGCAGGACGGCTGCCAGTCCGCCTAAGATGAAGGCATTGAAAACGATGTACACTTCCTTAAAAAGCTCTGCAAACATCGGCACGCCTCCTTACGACAGGAAGTCGTCGTCATCGCTCAGGTCGCCGAAGTCGGACTCAGCACTGGCACGGCTTCCGAGCGGTTTGCCATCACGGATTTTCTGAAGATTGTTTAGCCCACAGGCGATACCACGATTGCCGTTCGAGTTGAAGGCATAGAAGGTAATGGACGCTCTGCCGTATACTCCGCTGTAGACTTCCGAACGGTCGAGAATCGGGTTCACATCGGCGTCGACAATGCCTGGTGCTGTGGCCGAGTTGGCATTGACAAAGTAACTGTTGGTATAGGCTTCATCGTCAGGGCGCTCCACATCACCGTCACGAAGTGGCAGTTTGATAGAATTCAGAGCTGGCACCGTGCGGCTGTTGCCCTTGAGTTTGGCTTCGCCTTCCTTGTAGGCGGCTTCAATAGCTTTCTTGATGGCATCCAGTGTCTCTTTATCGGATTTCGGAATGATAAGTGAGACTGAGAACTTCGGCGTACCGCCGTTAATGGATTTTGCTTCCCACACGTTGGCATAGCTCCAGCGTGTATCTTTGCCTGTGATAACTTTCATCGGATTTGATTTACTCATGAGTGGTTTCCTCCTTAAACTCATCTAAAATTGTTGTCATTTCCGGTCTTTTATCGCTGTCCGGTACCAGCGTCGGTTTGCCTTGCGGCTTGATGACGAGATCTCCTAAGATTTCGCTGAATTGCTTTCGTCCGAGGAGAGATGTCATGGCCGTGATGCCTAAGAGCTTCTTTTCATAGGGATCAAAGCCAGCTTGTTCTACTGCCTGGGCGACTTTTACATCGTCCAGATACTTGCGGTTTGACCTGCCCTCGACCAGCTTGAAGCCGAGCCATTTCTTGCCCGACTTGGCAGCAGTCAAGGCGTAGTCTTTAATGTCGTTTGCCCAGGAGGTCAGCTCATCGAGTTGCCCCAGGATTTCCTCAATCTCCGTGTCGGAGAGCAGAGGTGGTCTTGCAAACTCCAGCTTTGCCAGCTCCAGGTTGACTTCCGCCCGCTTGGCGCAGGTCGCTTTGACCTTGCAGAACCTGCACCAGTCACCGGCTCTAAAGTCTCCCTTGCCGTCAAAGGCGAGAGCGGCAATTGGTCTCACCGTCTCATCGGCCCATTTGTAGAGGTCTTCTTTTTTCATCGTGAAAGAGCTGTAGTTGTCCCGTCTGGGCTGGATGATGGTCATCCTGACTTCATCAAAGTCGTAGATGCTGTCAAAGAGCTGGAGACAGCCGAGGGCGTAGAGCATGAGCTGCGGGTTTTCCTTGGCATCGACGAGGACGCCCGTTCCGTACTTCATGTCAAATAAATGAAGTGTTTTGTCTGCAAGAATGACGCAGTCTGCTGTGCCAAAGCCGCCCGGTACATAGTCGGAAAAGTCCAGCCGCTGTTCGATAAGGACAGCAAGGTCTGGTGTGATTTTCCTGACTTCTTCCAAGATCTCCAAGATACGGTCGACATACTGCTCGGCAGCATCTTCCATTTCCTGTGAATACATGGAAAGGTCGGGTATTGGGTCTTCCGTCTCCATGCCCAGTGCCAGCTTCAGCCTGAATTCACAAAGTGCGTGGGCTTCTGATCCCTCTCGGGCATACTCCGAAGCAAAGTCTGCTACTTTTTCGTTCAGCCTTGCCGACGGTGGGCAGTGGAGCCAGCGTTCAGCACTGGATGCGGATAAGGTTGCGTGCTTTGTCATTAGCTCAATTCCTCCGCATCCTTCAAAAGTGCTTCATAGTCCTCCGGCTTCACATCAGACAGACGCTCTGCACCGTACTTTTGGATGAGAGCCTTTACACCTTTGGTAAGGCCTGCCTGTGATTTTTTAGCCAGCACACCTCTTACATCAGATAATGTGAGTTTTGATTCGATTGCCTGTTCCTTTGGTTCTTCTTCATCGCTTGCAATGGCATTAGCCAACAGAGCGATACTCTCTGCCAGTTGATTCATGTCGTCTGCGACATTTTTCAGTAATTTGATATGACTCATAGCTTGCCTCCTATTCCTCTTGGATTGCGATTGTCTTGACGGTGTTGCCCGGGATGATCACAGTGACTTCTTCGGCCTTGCCAAAGAGCAAACGGAGCAAGCGCTCTCGAACTGTGACTTTTCGATATCGGACAATGCCGTTCGATTTTTCCGACTGTCCGATACCGATTTTTAATCGATGCCTCATCTTAAAACCTCCTTCCCAGTGGGCTGTTTTGTGTTGCCCTCTGCTGTAAGCCAGGAGGAAGAGAGTTTTCGGACGGGGTCATGAAAAATCAGCGAAAATCTTTCTAAGCTCGGCCTTGGCTCGATTGACACTTCTGCGGATAGCAGATTCATCGACACCTTCATCTTTTGCCAAATCGACATACGTCCAGCCTTCAAAGATGACCTTTCGTACACGCCTTGCCTGGTCTGGTGTAAGTTTTGATAAAACAAACTCCTGAAATTCTTTCTGATAGATTTCTTCATAGGGATCATCCTTGGCAGAAAAGTACCTAGCGTCTTCGTATTCAAATGTGTCAAGCGAGGTGTGTCGCTCTCGTCTGGTATTTTTCCGATCATTGCTTCGTTCTTGGCGGTAAGATTCTTGATAGAATTCGCCAATCTCTCTCGTAACATCAACCACGATGTCCTGCTTGTAGTCCTGAGAGATTTCAATGTTCTGTGTTTGGCCGTATTTGTCTGTAAATCTGATTTGCATATTTTGCCTCCATCCGCCGGAGCAGAGGGGCAAAGTAAGAAAGAGCCTGTAGCCAAATTCAGCACACAAACCTAAAAAAGAGTACGCAAAGGAAAGGTGCTGAATTTTCTGCCAGACCACCAAAGGTGGTTTGTAGGCAGCTATTCATCCTTTGCCCTATACGTACTCGGGCTGTAGTGTTATTGAGATGGTGTATGACCATCTCTCATCATTAGGTTAAGGGAGGGTTAAGCAGAAAACACGGACATAAAATGTCCGAAAATATAGCCTGTTCCATCAGATTTTGGCAAAACAGGGCATAAAAAAAGCCCGCTAACGGGCGACGGCACACGGACATAAAATGTCCGTCTTGATGAAAATTTATTTTTCAGGGAGACAGTTGAGAGCGGATTGATGTTGCTCGCGCCAATCAAAAATATCGGCATAGTTGCCGTTTCGAAGCAGGGTTTCAGTTAAGATATCTTCCTGGGAATTGCCAAGTGGACAACCGCCTTGACGCAATAGCTCAGCGGTAATAGGAAAGGGAAGGTGCATCCCAACACAAATCTCAATCAAGGTCTTCTGGGTCGGCTTTTCTTCTCCAGTACGATAGCGTTGGATGGTTTTATCTGAACAATCTGCAAGTTCTGCTAGTTTTTCATTCGTCATTTCATACCGCTTCATAACAGCGGCAAGACTTACAGGAAAAGAATTTGTCAAGCCTTGCACAAAGCCAGAAATTTCCTGTGCTTGCATGCTGATCAGTTCTAGGGCTTCAGCACGATCAAGCACTTGATTGTTAGAAACAGCATGATATTCAATTTGCGGAATTAAAGCTTCTACAGCCCTGCGTAGCAAAGTAAAGGCATCTACTTTATCTGTGCCGATGATTGCTGTGCGTTTAAAGGTTGCTTCAAACTTAACGCAGCACTCATCCATATGATCCCAGGCATAATCCGTAAGTCCGAAGCGCCCTTGTGGTAATGTCTTGATATATAAGGGGTCATTAAGGCAAATGCAGTGGTCAACATATTTTAATTGTCCCGCTTCATAGAGTTTGCGGAAACGACCGTCTCCGAACTTATCACTGAAAAAGATATAGGCCAGGTCGACTGGCGTAATGAAGAATGTTTGGTTGTGCAGGATAGAGCCCTTCTTAAAAGAATAATTGGGGATGTAATTATCGTTTTGGTAGTTTAAGACACCACGTGCCTCGTCGTATCCTAAATCCAGCAAGCGTATTTTTACAGCGAGTTTAGAGACTTGGAAAAACTCTGCTAATTCCTGTATGGCCATTTCAACCATATCGACTCTGCGGAAAGCAGGATACTGAAGCTGCAAAGTATCAAGGATGGAATCTGCTTTCTTTTGGAACATATTCTTTGGCATTAGGATCCGGGGAGCTAAGGCATTGGCGTGCCATTCCATCCAGTCCCGCGGATTTCGATTTTTCTCGGTATGTAATTTGCTTTTAGGAATGGCTGTAACCTGACAGCGAATATCGGTAGCTTTGCGATTAAAAAGTCTCTCTAACTCCATCGCTTTTGCATGATAATGCCAATGCACGCATTCATGAATAATGGTATTGCGTACAGAACCTAGGGTTCGCATAAAGAAAACATCAGGGTCATAAAAGATAGTACCTTTACTGGCAGGAACGGTGATGTAGTTGTCATTCTCGTGATCGTAGATTCTGACATGGCAATCTGAAAAGACCGTCATACCAAAAATGGTACAGTCAGCAGAAAGCGATTCGCCTCTGACGGTCAAACCCAGTTTTTCGGTAATAGTAGGAATATCCAGTGCCAGTGGTTGTTCAAGTGCCTCTGGATAAAACTCTGATAGAAACTCCTCGGCGCGGTCATCCAGCTCTTCTTTCCAGAAAATAGGTACAAGACTATCCGATAGAGGATTATTTTGTTTTCGTTTCCCTGTATAAACCTCAATGGAATGAATGTGAAAATCATGAAAGCCATCTAGAATGGCAGCAGTACAGCTAAGGGTAAACCATTGTTCGAACATGGTTTCTTCATCATAACGATTTGCTTCGCTAGATATCAGGAGCTCGGCTTCTAAAACTAAATCGAACTTTACCGCGGCTCCAGGAAGATTCTCAATTGAGTAAAACTTTATTCGATAGTCGTAGAGTTCAACCTGTTCTACATCGTCATAAAAATCTAGTTCTGCGTGAAGAGGAGAGTCTTCCAGATAGTGAGATAAGGCAGTCATAATCTCATCATCGTACAATTTGGAAATTAGCTCATTAAAGGATGCGTTTCTTGTCATGGTGATTACCTGCCTTACGTAACATAAAATGTTATCTATTTCATATATTCACTAAACCTTATTCTCTAAATTAGCCTTACCTACTTCCATTGACAAAACAACCCAAGAAACAAGAAAGAAACTTTCTTATTTCCTGGGTCATTCTTATCAACTAGATGAGTTTAATCGTGCTTTTTCCTCAGTTGAAACTCCCGCTTAATCATGATCAAGAACAATCCCAAGCTTAGCAAGAACATCCCTAACCATCCATAAATACTTCCTGATTCACCAGTGCGTGGAAGAGTGGTAGGCGTCTTAGGTTCACTTGGTTCAGTAGGAGTAGAAGGATGATCTGGGGGATTTGGAGTACGGACATTTGTAACCTTATATCCGGTTCTTTGATCTCCACTAATTACCGTAACGTAGCCGTTGCCAATAGCGACTTCTTCTACGGTGTAGGAGATCAGCTCGCCGTTAGCATATTCATCTAGGTCTGAGAAGGTACCGGTCCAGTTGTTTGTTGCG